GTAAACAAAGTAAGGCTAAGTGGTAACACATTGGTCCTAGTTGATAGAATAGCACCTGGTAAGAAACTAACAGAGTTGATTGATGATGCGGTGTTCGTGTCAGGGTCAACCAAAGCAAAGGATAGAAAAGATGAATATGACGAAGTTGCGACAATGGATGGCAAAGTTATCATCGCTACCTATGGTGTTGCCGCTGTTGGGATTAACATTCCTAGGATTTTTAATCTTATTCTCATTGAGCCTGGCAAGTCTTTCGTGCGTGTTATTCAGTCAATTGGTCGAGGCATTAGGAAGGCTGAGGATAAAGATTTTGTGCAAATTTGGGATATAACATCTACATGCAAGTTTGCCAAAAGGCATTTAACAAAACGCAAGGCGTTTTACAAAGAAGCAAATTATCCATTCGAGGTGGAGAAGATTGAGTGGAACTAACCATTGACAGACACGAAGACATAATCTATAATAGGACGAGTATGCAGATATTAACATTAGACAACGTAAAGTATGATCTTGACACACTACCTGAAGAGATAGATGATATGCGTTTCAGCATATTGGATAATTCAGATCCAAGCAATCCAGACTATCATTGGATACCTTTGATATTTTTGGAATCATTTAACTCACCGGCACTAGTATTAAAGATCGGTAATCATAAAATTAGAATGCCAGTTGACTGGTCAATTCTAATAGGTGAGCCTGATGTAGGTGATCTAGAAGTGTTACCTTTGACATCAATCAATGACAGAGGCTTCAGAGCATTCCAGTTTAACTCGTTGACTGACTTCCGTCCGAGCTTCCTTGACATAGAGATCATTGATGTCTATCAGGACGTGTCGTGGTATTCGCCCAAACTTAAGAATGGACAGTTACTTACTGTCCCACTAAGTGAAGGTAAAAACCCACAGTGTTGTTACTTCGTCAAGGACATAAGCCGCAACTGTGAGATCGTTAATTATAACTTGTCATTCTGATGGAAGCACAGACTAAAAAAGTTTTGATATGTGGAGACAGTTTCGCACAGGATGATCCAAATTATCCAGGGCTTCACTTTAGCCAAAAGATAGCTAATAGTTTTCCAATAATTGATTGGAAGATATGTAACTTGGCAACAGGTGGATCCAGTAACAGAGCAATAGCAGAACAGATGCTACAAGGTATGACATATGATCCAGACTTTGTGATATTATTGTTTACTGGCAGTAATAGAATTGAAACAGAAAGAAACTCCAGTGAACCTGCTAGAAGTCTTAATCCAGAAGATATTGTAAATTGGAATAGATTGCGTTATACTCTAAATACAAAATCAATGCTATATGTTCGATCAGAAAATGGCGATCAAGTAGTTGATCAGGAAGTTATTGATATGCAGAATATTATCACAGCAGGATTTTGTTTGGAATATTTGAAAAATAGAAATATTGGATATTGCTGGATGTCTGGAGGATTAGTAAAATTTGATCATTCAAAAACGTATACGGTAAATCCTTTATTAGAACATGAAAATAAAAAGATACCTTTGAACTTATGGAAACATAGTATAGGTAACGATCCAAGTTTCCATGTTAAAGATGACAGCATACAGGAAAGTTTTGCGAACATGTGTTTAAATCATATATTAGATAGTTTGGATGTATAATGGCGGATAAGAGCTCACCACTATACATCGGTAATGAAATGGCGGCCTTTGACCGTAAGGACAGAGACTACTATGACAAGTTTACAGATGAGGAAAAGAAACAGTTTAGCACATATTTAATGTTGAGATATGGTGCATCAGTAGGTGGCGGTGCTGATCTACAGGCATACTACTTAATGGCCACGAACAAGTATGTTAACAAACATTTCTTTGATCTTAACAAGCACACGAAACTACAGTGGCTGATGTGCACCACAGTAAGTCCAAACATGGGTAATCAGTTTCATTATTGGTTAGCGGCCAAAAAGAAAGAGGGCAAAGGAGTAAGTAGTAAGATTCGTAAATTTGTGAGTGAGTTGTATCCTAACATGAAATCAGACGAGCTAGACATATTCCTAAAGATGAATACAGAGAAGGAAATTAAAGCATTAGCAAAAGAATACGGAATAGATGAAGTAAAATGATCACAAAAATCTTTAACAACGGCTGGGGTAACCATAATCCAATACATGATTATCAAGAAGAGTTGATTAAGGATATTAACGTAGATGTGTTAATACATAGCACATGGTATACTGATGACTTCCACACAGAGGTCCTAAAATGGTTAGACGACAATCCTGTGAAGACTATGGCTATAGTTAGTTTCTTTGATCAACATATTGCCACTAAAGAAAGATTTGCTGGCAGAAACATCAGCATTCAAGAGATTGGATATTATGATGGTCCACATTTCTTTGATTTCTGGGCTCGATTTACCAAAGACCATATGGCAGTCCCTTCAGATTCTGAGTTATTAGATTATCAACTGATCAATAAACCTTTCCTATCTTATAATCGCAAACCACACGAGCATAGATTAGAACTGTGGGAACAATTTGTCGCCAACGGGATAACTAACAAGGGAATCGTGACAATGGATGACATCAAACAATTAGATAAAGACATAACTCCAAAAGAATGGGCTCCTCCAGGAGGAAGTTCTATAGTCAATGACATAGCCAGTCTGGGAAGGACTGATTTGTGGTGTTCGAGTTTCTTAAACATCGTGACTGAAACTTGGTTTGATATTAATCGTGCCTATTTTGTAAGTGAAAAGATCTACAAACCTATTGTAGGCCTTAGACCATTTTTTGTCTATGCGGAAGATCTAGGGTTAAGATGGTTGCATGCCAGAGGTTTCAAAACATTTGAGGAAGATTTTAAAGATATATATCCTGATACGATAACCAAAGATAATTTAGTTAGTTTTCTAAAGATTCTTTCTGAACAACCAACAAGTTATTTACATCAGAAATATGTTACTTTTCAGAATAAAATATTGTATAATAGAGATAGATTTAACCAATATGTCGCAGAAATGAATATAAAATGACAAGCGAATTAAGTCAGAGTTTTAAATGCAAGTATTGTGAACGTGAGTTTCGTAAGGAAACCACACTAGAAGTTCACGTCTGTGAGCAGAAGCGTCGATATCAAACCAAAGACGATCCAGCCACACGTATTGCATTCCAGAATTACTTGAACTTCTATGAGGTCACGCAGGGCTCGGCTAAGAACAAGACATTTGATGAGTTTGCCAAGTCAGCATACTACAGAGCCTTTGTCAAGTTTGGCAACTACTGTGTAAATGCTCGTGTTGTTAGTTCAACTAGATTTGCTGAATGGTTATTGAAGAACAACAAACGCATAGACTATTGGGGTTCAGACAAGATGTATGAGGAGTTCCTCAAGGAATACATCTATAGGGAGAATGCAACGGACGCACTGACCCGAGCATTAGAGACATCAATGGATTGGGCAGAGGCAACTGAGAACCCAACAGAACACTTTTTACGTTATGGCAATTCAAATAAGATATGCCACTATGTGACGACAGGACGTATAACAGGCTGGACTATTTTTAACTGTGACTCGGGACATGAGTGGTTGGAGAATCTAACTGAAGAACAACTGGCCATAGTTTGGGACTTCTTAGATCCAGATCGTTGGTCAAAGATACTGAGAGATTATCCAGGTGACACAGAATATATGAAAGAGATGTTAAGGAAAGCAGGATGGTAAAATATTCAACAGACGTAGACATAGACTTCGCTGATCGTGATGACATACTAAAACTGATCAAGCATACGGCCGCCATGCAGATCAATGATGGTGACATACGTAAACATAACTCAGGTGTTTATGTCACAGACATTCCTTACAATCCTTTAACACAAACAGCAAGTATTGATTATCAAGAAGCAGAAGACAGAGGATATTTTAAGATTGACTTCCTCAATGTTAATGTCTACAAACTGATCCGTGACCAACAGCACTATGATGAACTAATGGCCAGAGAAACACCCTGGCATAGACTAAAAGACAGAACGTTCTTTGAACAGGTCATACACATTGGTAATCACTTTGATCTAGTTGGTGGGTTAGAGATAGATACAATACCGAGGATGGCAATGTTTTTGGCCTTGATCAGACCGGGCAAGAGACACTTGCTAGGTAAAGATTGGAAGTCCATCTCAGAAGACATTTGGACACAGACAGAAGATCAATACTTCTTTAAAAAATCACACGCGGTCAGCTACGCTGTTTTGGTAACCTTACATATGAAACTGTTAGATGAAAATTTATCTACACAAGGACAGTAGGCTACAGCAGTTCGTTCGTAATTACGAAGTCTACGAAACAGTAGAAGACTTAGAAGCCTTACCTGATGACACCCTACAGATCATTCCAATACTGCCCGATGAGACATACTTCCTGGATTACGTAAAGTCTAGCCAAGCCAACATCATGTTGGAGAATCCATTTGAGGGTTCTAACACGTTCGTGCGTATCTTGGACGTGGCAGGGCTATTTAAAGACGTCTTAGACGGTCGCTACGCAACGATCTGCTCAGGAGAAATGCCAGAATCAATCCGTAATTGTAACATACAATACTTGTTATATCTTACAGGACTTAAGAATGAACATCAAAAACACATCCTGTTTGGAAGACACCAGAGACCTTACACATTCCTATACCTGAACAATCGTATAAGAGAACACAGAGTAGCATTGGTCA